GCGCATCACCCTGCCCAGCGGCAACGAGGTCATCGTCTTGGCCCCGCACCTGGTCGACGACGAGTGGATCTGCACCTACAGCGTCACCGCCCGCGCTCGCGGTGAGGTGATCTTCGCAGGTGCGTTCCTGCGCCGCTTCGGCCGTCTGGCCTGAGCCGTTTTACTTTCTGCTAAAGTCTACGTGCCAACCGTAGACAAACCGAAAGATGCCAGGTGAGGGGCGGCCCCCGTATTTCGGTCGGGGTCGGTTGGCGCTGATCGCCGCCCCTCACCTGGCATCGTCTTTGAAAGACAGCGCCATGACTTCTTCCACTATCCCCGCCCAGCCAGGCTTTTTCGTCGTTTACCCCGATGGAGATGCCGACCCCGTCATCGCATGGGAGATCAACTCTGACCCCGGTCCGTTAAGCGACGAGGTCTGGCCTATCACCCCCAAAGGATGGGCGGGCGACGCGCACCAGGTTGAGTTTCGGGGTTGAGCCATGGGTGATTACAACCACTACATCAACGCCCTGGAGCCCCTTGTGCGCAGGGTGCGCACGGACGCCACAGCCAAGAAGGGCAGCAAGGGTTCGATCTGGACACGCGACGCGCTCACGCCTGAGCTGCTGGCGCAGCACGTCAACGGCGGGCCTGCACGCGGCGTGTGCCCCATCAAAGCAGGCGAGAGCACCACGATGGTGGCGCTGCTGGATCTGGACAGCCACAAGGGCGAGAGCACCTGGGGCGAGATGGCCGATGCAGCGTTGCAGGTGGCCGAAGCCCTAGAGCAACGGGGCCTGCGCCCTGTGCCGTTTCGCTCAAGTGGTGGCCGGGGCATTCACCTGTACATGATCTGGGATGAGCCCCAGGACGCCCGCAGTGTGCGCGCTGCGCTGCGCGATGCGCTGGACGCCTGCGGCTTCAAGAACGGCACGGCAGGCGTTCGCAACAAGCAGATCGAGATCTTCCCCAAGCAAGACAGCGTGCCCGCCGACAAGTTCGGCAACCAATTCATCTTGCCCCTTGCCGGCGCCAGCGAGCCGCTGATGCCCATGGACATGGACCCAATGGGAAAGGACGCGGCCATCGGCATGGCCTGGCCGTCGTCTGCGCCTGTGCCATTCGTTGAGGCGCCCGTGGACACCAACAAGGGCAGCATCCTGGTCGAGGACTTGGGCCAGCTCGAGCGCGCGTTGTGGGCCATCCCTAACAACATCGACAACCGGGATGAGTGGTTCCGCCTGTTGTGCGCCTTCAAAGAAGGTGGCGGCGACAAGGAAGTGGCCAGGGCCTGGACCGAGCAGTACACCGGCGCGGGCGATGCGAACTTCGACGGACCTTGGGACTCGATCACGGTGGGCAAGGACAACGGCGCCCCGGTCGACTACCTGTTCCGCATCGCCGAGAGCCATGGCTGGAACGAGCTCAAGATCGAGGAGTTCCCTGTCATCGAGATGCCCGAGGCCGAGCCTGAAGAGCTGGAGTGGCCGGTGTTTCAGCGCGACAGCAAAGGCGCGATCGAGCCCACCATGACCAACGCGGTGAAGGCCTTGCAGCGCCCTGACGTGTGCGGTGTGCGCATTGGCTACGACGAGTTCAAGGACACCACGCTGGTGGCCTGGGGTGACGACAAGACCTGGCGTGCGCTGCGCGACACCGATTACACCCGGCTGAGGGTGGAGCTCGAAGCACGGGGGTTCAAGAAGCCGGGGCGTGAGCTGGTGCGTGACGCTGCCATGCAGGTGGCCGAGGACAACAGCTTCGACAGCGCTCTGCAGTGGGCAGACGGCCTGCACTGGGATGGCGTGGCTCGGGTGGACAAGTTCCTCGAGCGCTACGCCGGCGCCGAGGCAGGCCCATACAGTCGTGCGGTCTCGCGCTACCTGTGGACCGCCTTGGCGGCGCGTCTTACCCAGCCAGGGGCCAAGTGCGACATGGTGCCTGTGTTGGTGGGCGGCCAGGGCACCGGCAAGTCCACGGGCGTTATGGCCATGGCGCCGGAGCCTGACGCTTACGTCGAGGTCAACCTCGAGCACCGAGACGACAACCTGGCACGCGCCCTGCGGGGCAAGCTGGTGGGCGAGCTCGGGGAGCTGCGAGGCCTGATGACCAAGGACGCCGAAGCCATCAAGGCCTGGATCACCCGCACGCACGAAGAGTGGATTCCCAAGTACATGGAGTTCGCCACGAAGTTTCCACGCAGGCTGGTGTTTATCGGCACAACCAACTCCGACGAGTTTCTGGCCGACGACACGGGCGAGCGTCGCTGGTTGCCAGTGAGGGTGGGCACTGTGGACGCTGAAGCCATTGCAGCAGACCGCGATCAGCTGTGGGCCGAGGGCATTGCGCTGTTCCGCAAGGAAGGCCTGCGCTGGCGCGATGCGATGGAGCTGGCGGTCGAGCACCACGACGAGTTCAAGGTCAACGATGCCTGGGCGCCACTGGTGCGCGATTGGTTGCTGGCCGACGAGATGGACAGCCCAGAGGGCGCGCCGCGGGGCATGCTGCCATTCAAGCTGGAGTCGGTGATGGCCGCGGCGTTGCGCTTGGACGCCAAGAGCATGGGCGTGCGCGAGCAGAAAAGGGTCGCGTCGATCTTGAAGTCGATGGGGTTCACAAAACGACGTGCGACCCGTGCCGAAGGCGGCAAGCACATTTGGGAAGCCGCAGGAAACTGCAAGTTGTTTGAGATCGCGTGATCGAGGGCAAAGCGCGACCCGTGATTAGGGTCGCGCTGAGTGCATAGGGTCATCAGTTTTCCCCTCTGAAACGTACCCTGTGACCCTTGTGTACCCTTCTACTACTACTACTACTACTAGATAGGGATATAGGGGGAAATAGGGGCGTAGAGGGCGCGTAGGGCGCAAGTAGGGAAAATAGGGTCATTTGGGTCATAAGGGGACACAAGGGTCGCAAGTGGTTTTCTGCAAATCCTGCACGTTCGTGGCTGATCTGGCGGACGCGCAATAAATTGCAATTTGGAAAGGGCAGAGCATGCAGAAGTTGGTCGCACTGAACGAGAACGGACGCCGAATCGGTGAGAGCCATCCGCGTGCGAAGCTGCTGGACCACGAGGTCGATCAGGTCCTGGCACTTCTCGAGTCCGGCCTGAGCTATGCGCAGGTCGCGGCCAAGATGGATGTCAGCAAGTCGTGCGTGGCACACATCGCCACTGGACGGCGCCGCGGCCAGGCTGTGGGTCGCGTGGTGCGCGTGTCCGTGTGATTTGATCTCCCCGCTAAATTGGGCGCATGCACATCACCAACAGCAAGCCCTACGACTGGAAGCCGGCCTACCTTGAGGCCTTGCGCCAGGTGCCCGTCATCCGTCACGCCCTCGAGGCTGCTGGCGTGAACCGCTCGACCGCCTGGCGAGCCCGCGAGTCCGATGAGGAGTTCGCCAAGGCCGAGCAGGATGCGATGGAGGAGGGCGTCGATCGTGCCGAGCAGGAGGCCTTCAGACGGGCCGTGGTGGGCTTCGAGGAGCCGGTCATAGACAAGGGCCGCCTGGCCTACCGTTACGAGCGTGTAGAGGCTGAGGATGGCTCGGAGCACTACCGCGTCATGCTCGATGCCAACGGCCAGCCCATCCCGCTCACCACACGCAAGCACAGCGACGCCCTGCTGGCGCTTTACCTTAAGGGTCGGCGCAAGACCGTGTACTCCGAGCGCAAAGAGTTGACCGGGGCGGACGGGGCTGCGTTGCCTGCTGCCCAGGTGATCATCGCCACCGGTGTGCCCAGCGAGAACGACTACAGCGATCTGGCATGACCACGATCGACCTGATGTACCGACCACGCCAGTGGCAGCGTGAGTGTCACCTTAAGCGCAAGCGATTCACAGTGCTGGCCCTGCACCGACGGGCGGGCAAGACCGAGCTGGCCCTGCGTCAGCTGCTGGACAGCGCTTTGCGCTGCGACGTGGACCTGGGCTTGTTCTTTTACGTCGCACCGCTGCTCAAGCAAGCCAAGACCATCGCTTGGTCGCGGCTCAAGCAGATCGTGGCTCCCCTGGTCATGCACGGCATGGCCGAGGTCAACGAGTCCGAGCTGTGGGTGCGCCTGCTCACCAACGGCGCGATGATCCGCGTCTACGGCGCCGACAACCCTGACGCCATGCGCGGCGTGCGCTTGGATGGCGTGGTCATCGACGAGGTGGCCGACGTGAAGCCAGAGACCTGGCGCGAGGTGCTCCAGCCAGCGCTGGCCGACCGCTTGGGCTGGGCCATGTTCATTGGCACGCCGCACGGCATCAACCTGTTTTCCGAGCTGTTCTTCAAGGCCAGATCCCTCGAGGACTGGCACGCCGCGCTCTACAC